TTATAAAATCATAGTCTCAAATATGAGACTACAAGTCTCATCTGGTGAGAGTTGTACTATCATCTGGTGATAACGTTTGCTATTTTTTTAGCAAAATCAGCTGTCTCTATTGCGAAATATGCAAGTATGAATACCGGTATTCCTACAACAAAGAAGTATATAATCTGCAGCACTCTCATAGGAATGAATTAATTAAGTCATGCTTATGCTCTCCGCATCTCCTGCACTTTCCTATTGCTGATGCGCCATGAATCCAAGAAATCCTCCATTTATGCCCAAATACATGGCATAGTAGTTTGTTAATCATGTTACTTAATTTTAGTTCCATCTGGATTAGTTCCTTTGTCGTTAAACTTTTGGTACTCGTAAATAGGGAAGGTGTCGTCAAACAAGTCAACACTTCCCCATACTCCACTTACAACCTCAAAACTCCACGCACCATCAGCAATCTTCCACCTTGCGTTCTTCCTCTGCTGATTCTTCGTTATGTACTCCGTTATGCTGTGCGTTACTATTACCATTTACTATGTCTTTTAGTTGATTAAAAATAGATTCAGAAGCCTCTCCCCAGTACATTTTGCAGGTACTATTTTCAAAAGGAGGATTTGAGAAGTATGCCTGACGGAACTCATTAGGTTCTGCAGTAAACCTATAGCAGCTTTCTTTTACGGGGCAAAAAAGGCCTTCACACATCGTTATGTCCATATGATTATTTTATTTAATATAACATTCTGTATCTCCTTTAAATCCAATAGTAGGCTTATATTCCCTACCTCTTCTAATCCTTTTAATCCTATGCTCCAAGTCGTGTATATATCCAGAATTTCCGTGTATTATTTTTATTACATCAAAGGAGTATGGTATTCTTTTCATTCTTTTTTCTATATCTTTAGTAGTCATTCCTATTTTTATAAAAGATTCTGAGCTATTATATAGGCGAACTTTATAAAGTATTGCAGTGTCTGACATCTTCTCCCACCTAGACTTACTCCATCCCATTTTTTTGCCACAACAAGATTTTGTATTCCCGGCCTTTATATTACCAATTGAACTCTTCCAATCTCTACCGCATAACGGACATATAAAAATGGCCATTTGGTAATACTTGAATGTTCCTAATGTTTTAACAAACTTGACTCCATTTATTATAGTTCCGCTTGTATATGTGTATGGCTTATTACCCTTCCTGCATCCACAGCTTGTTCTTTTTTCTGCAAGCACATCGCTTAGTCTGGATTTAAAAAACTTTCCACAATGGCATTTAAATGTGCAAAATCTTCTTTTATTTTTCCCAGCACCTTCAATAATGGGTTCTTCTTCTTTAACATATCTTATATTATAGCTATTTACAACATCATCATGGCTAAATAAAATTCGTCTCATTGTTATTTATTTTTACAAATATACAAAAAACAACTTGCATTTAGTTATGTCACTCATTTTAATCTTTTTTTAATGTCTGATTGGGAATAGTTTAAGCCAAGAGAAATCCTGTCTTTGTCTTGTATTTCGTTCATTTCCAGTCTTTTAATAACATATTCATACTGATGCATATGCCTTAGTTCATCTATTATAAAGTGTAAAGTTCGCTTTCTTTCGTCATCATAGGTAGTTCTGTCCAAGAAGTCATGCAGGTAATCTCTCTTCCCATCTCCAATGCTGTCTTCTGTGTACATAAAATTAGTTTTTTGTTCCGCAATATTGGCATAAAGGAATAGATTTTTTACCCTTATAAATAGTCTGGGTAAATAGTTTCTTGCAGTTTTTACACTTTATCCAACCCATCTACAAACTTTTTAATGATTAATTCAAGCTCATCTTGCTCATCCCTTTCCAAACTCATCATCAGCCTAAGCACTTCGTCGTACCTAAGTGTGTCAATAGTCTTCAGTATTGAGCTGTCAGTCTTCAGCTGCATAGCCTTCATAATCCAATGAAACTTATTAGCAATAGCTGCTATGTTCTGCCTAACATACTTGTCTATTCTCTCGTCCATAACTAAATCATCAGCGTACATAGCCCCATTGCAGGCGCTAACATAAACCATGAATAAGTTCTCTCTTTGGCTTTCCGTCATACTTTAAGTTTAAAATGATGAATCTTCTATGTCTAAGTCTTCTTCCCTTTCCTTGTCAATCAGCTTTCTGTCCATCTTTAGGTAGTCTCTCTCAAAAGGAAGGTGCCCATACTCATCCGTAAATTCTACCCCATTGTGCATCTTAATCCTAATAGACTCTCCGTTCTTGGTAACTCCACCTCCGGTAAATTCAGCTGTCCTATGCTTGACAATCTTCAGCTCGTTAATCATCCAGCTTTCTGGGTCTTGCGTATTTCTGTTCATTACAATGAATATGTCAGTCTTATTCACCAGAACTGCACCTCCATCAGCATCAGCAGGGTATGGCATTGGCTGATTGCCATCCTTGTCCCTTTGCCTCTGGCTTTCACTTCTTGTATGCACAGAAAGTAGTACAGTTATGTTTGTCCTCTTGGTAAACAGAAGCATATTGGTGTACATTTCCATCTCATGCTCGTATTTAGAGGCCTTGCCACTCATTTTTAGGGAGTTTACTGGGTCAATCAGCAGTCCTTTAACGGCATGGAACTTAGAAACGGACTCAGCGTATTCCAAAATCTCCTCATAATCATGCATCTTGTCATTGTTTATGAAGAAAATTCTGTCATTCACCCATTTAATAGCCTGCTGAAAGAAGTCTTCTGGGCAATCCTTAATCTTTGCGCCTATGTAAAACTCTACAAACCTCATCTTAACGGATGCTACCTTATTCTCTCCCGTATAAACTACCCAACACCAGTCATACTTCAGCGCTGAAAGGAATATAAGCCACAAAGTAACCTGCGTCTTACCAGTAGAAGTATGGCTTAGAATCGCATAGAACTGCCCTTCATTGAGAAGTAAATGCTTGTCCATGTCTTCATACCCAAAAGGCTTACCCATCGGAATTAGGCCTGCCCTGTACTTCCTGATGAACTCTTCATCACTTCTGTTGTTGGAAAGAAAAGAAAGTTCATCCTCAATAGCGCCTACCTCATGCCAAACTTCCTGCTCGTACCTATCAATGTCGCTGATGGGCATATACCTTCCAGCCTTAATGCCATCTCTTACAGCCTTTAGTTCTGTCTCCTGCTCGTCGTGTTCAAACTTCTGCATTACTTCATACTCCAGAACCATCGTTCCAATATACTCCTCTACAATACCCCCAGAAATAAGTCCACCTACAAGGTATGCTGATTTGATTACAGCATTGTGCCTTCCACCTTGTTCAGCTACCCTAATCATCTTAGCTGCCACCCCAAGCCTTTTGTAGTCCGTGAATCCAGAAGTCATGGTAACGCCTTGCGTAACTACCTTCTCTGTTAGTTCAAAGAATACTTGGGAGTTTTCATTTATGTAAATGTCTGGGTCATAGCTGAAGAACAGAACTCTTGACGGGTTTCTTGCAGTCGGGTCAAATACTGGGTAACGTTTTAGCAGGGCTGTATAATGTTCGTCATGCCTATTGCCGTCAGCAATCTTAATCAATCCATGCAGGCCGGTGCCTGATGGGGATGTCCACATGGCATAAATGTACGGGTCTTTATGCGCCTCACCCTTGTACTTCTGGATGTCTACATCATCAATATCAAAAGGTAAAAGCTTTGAGTGCTGCGAAAGTGAATCATCAGTCCTATAGGATTTGTAATAACTTCCGTCCTCCCTTTCCCTTATAACTTGGATGTCAAACCTACCAGCAAACAGAACGCAAGGCAATGTCATTTTTAAGTCCCTAATTCGGGATTCGTCCGACTCAGCACGTATTTTGTCTATTAATTCCTTCTGTCTACCATCTTTAATACCACTAAGTATTGTTGGCAGTTCAAGGTAGTATGGATTTTCAACATCTTTAAACGATTTAAATAGGGTTACTTTCATTAGTGTTTTTTTGCTCGTAAAAATCCGCAATATCTTTTTCAAATGCTGCTATTAGAACCTGCAACCTTTCATCATATTTAAGATGTCCGTTAATCTTATTGAGATGGTATATAACTCCAGAATGGTCTGCGACATTAACATACTGGGCAATGCGCTGAAGAGAAAGTCTTGAAAACTTATGCAGTAAATACACAGCAACTTGCCTAGCTTCTACTACATTGTTCTTTCTGTTCTTCCATGAAATTTCTACTCCTAACTTTCTTTGCACCAAGTCAACAATAAAATAAGGTTCTATTACATTTGCTGTGCTATTAATCCTTGAAACTACTCCGCAATCAACTCCAAGTTCTATTGCCATTGAATAAGCTTCTTCAATCTTTTTTAAAATTTGCTTAACGATTTCTACTCTAAGTGTGTTACTTTCCATTGTTATATTTTTCTTGGTAAAATGCCCTCCAATTATGGAAGTTCAAAGTTTTTATTGCTATTTCAGCCATGCCGGTATTGAATCCATCTGTCCATGCTGAAGAGATGTGGTGCATCTCATCTTTAATCAGCTTGGCTAACTCGTCTTCGCTGATTTCTATATTGTACTTACTAATCAGCTTTTGTACCGGTGTTTTCATTTGTAAATGTTTTGTTGTAGTAATTCTGGGCAACACTAATCTTCCAATCTCCGGTATGCCCGTCCTCGTCAAGTCCGTAGATTACAGCGTCCTTAATCTGCTGCTGCTCCATTGCTTTTGCTTTTTCTAAAACATTATACCAATCTGTCATTGCAGTAAGTGCTA